GTTGTGACGAAGATAACAAGGCATCGCAATATGCGGTCCTTGCAAAAGGTCAAGGATATGAACCTGTCCAGAAATTAAAGGTTGAACCCATGACCCTTAAAGCATTAGTTAGAGAACGTATTGAGGCTGGACAAGATATGCCCTCTGACTTATTTAACCTGTTCGCAGGCAACCGAACAAAAATAACAAGGAAACAATAACCATGAACAAAGAACAAGGAACCATGACAAAGAAAGCCGATGCTCCTCTTCCAGCAAATGTGTTTGAAGAAGATGCAGCGAAAGGACTTGGTGATATAAGTCAAAAAGACTTAGCATTACCTTTCCTTAAAGTCCTTGCACAATTATCACCTGAAGTAAATAAAAGGGATGGTAAATATGTGGAAGGTGCAGAAGCAGGAATGATCTATAATTCTGTTACTGGAGAGTTATATAATGGGGTGGAAGGCATTAATGTTGTCCCATGCTTTTATAAACTCGAGTATGTTGAGTGGAAAGACAGAGGAGAAGGTCTAGGTGCCCCAGTGGCAATCTATCCATCTTCATCTGATATCATGTCCAAAACAAAACCAGATGCAAATTATAAAGATAGATTACCTAATGGTAATTACATCGAAAAAACTGCATCGCATTTTGTGATTATCCTAGGTGGTAGTCCCTCAACAGCATTAATTTCTATGACTCGTACTCAATTAAAAATTAGTAGGAAATGGAACTCGATGATGAGTGGGATTAAATTGAAAGGTAAAGACGGATTATTTACTCCGGCATCTTTCAGCCACATTTACAAACTAAAAACTACCCAAATGTCTAATGACAAAGGCACTTGGTTTGGTTGGGAAGTAAGTAAACTTGGTCCGGTGACAGATACCGCGATGTATCAGCAAGCTAAAACGTTTAGTGAAAATATTTCTAAAGGAAGTATCAAAGCTAAACACGGCGCTGATAAACCGAAAGGATCTGACTCGCACTTCTAGTTTAACCAAGCAGTTGGTTAAAAGGGGGGCGGGAGCGGGAGACTCAACCCGCCCCTTTGAAAGATAATCATGGATAAGAAATATATAGAATTATTTAATGGATATAAGGGTGCGTATGGTGTCGCTGATTGGACCCATGTTAAAATAGATCCGAAAACTGGAAAAAGAGCACCAGAATATAGATGGAACTATGAGCCATTCACAGACCAGGTCTTTATTGATCATTTAAATGGTGCCAAATCTGTGGGCATCCAGCCTACAAATGAAAACGCACAAACTAAATTTGCAATTATTGATGTAGATCCAGATAAAATCCCTGGGTGTACCTACAAGGACTATGATAAAAAATTTTTCATAGACAAAATTCAAGAATTTAAACTACCCTTAATACCCATAGAATCTAAAAGCGGAGGACTCCATTTATATATATTTATGAAGGAGTTTGTATCAGCTGCTCTACTAGTATCCTTCCTAAGCAATCTTCTTACTCTTTTTAAATTAAACCCTAATGCTGAAATTTTTCCAAAGCAAACACTGTTATCAAAAGATATAGAGACCGGTGAGCTTAGACCAGGACAATTTGTTAATCTTCCTTATTATAGAAGAACTGAACGACGAGCTCTCAATACAGATGGGACTCCTTTTACTTTTGAACAATTTATAGAATTAGTTGAAGCAAATCTAGTAGGAATAGATGATCTAGATAAAATAACCGACGGCATAGACAAGCAAATATATGAGGGAACCGATGATAATTTTAAAGATGGCCCTCCTTGCTTAGCTGCATTATCTACCTCCATGAAGGACCCAGAGTTCGACGGTAAAGATCGATTCATGTACAACTATCATGTCTTTGTTAAATTGAAATATCCTGATAAAGACACATGGACGAGAAAAGTTAAAAACGCACCTGTAAAATATTTTGAAGAGCAACACGCCAATGCATGGGACGATAAATTATTAAATGCTAAAGTAAGATCCTGGGCACGATCTGAAAAAGGCTATACATGCAAAGATGAAGTCTTACAAAAGTATTGTAAAAAAGGAATATGTTCCAAGAAAAAATTTGGAATACTGGCTGGTTCTAGAGGAACCTACCCAGAATTAACGAACTTAAAAAAAATAGAATTAGCGCCCGAACCTGAATTTGAATTTGATGTAACTCTAGCTGATGGATTCTCCAAAGCTACCGTGCATTGTCATGATATATCTTATTTAACTGAACAACGTAAAAGAAGAAATGTAATATCCAGGGACGCACACTTCACTCCTCCATTAATCAAAGATGATCTACCTATTTTAAACGCTTTATGGGGAACCTTAACACTTGTTTCTCCACCAATCGGTACTACCCCTAAAGAAAAACTGCACGATGTTCTACACGCTAAAATTAATGGAGCTAAAGCCATGAACGATGCGAGTTTTAAATCCGGAACCGTACTGATTGAGGCGGGCTGTGCTTTTTTTAAATATGATAAATTTTATGATAGACTAAAATCTAAGAACTGGAAATACAGCGAGGATAAGACAGGTACCATGATGACCACAACCTATAAAGAATGTGGTATAGAGTTTCTGGATCAAAAAAGATTTCCTAGTAAGGTTAAAGGAAAATATAATACACCCACTAAAAACGTTGTAAAAATTTCTATTAAAGAATTTGAAAACGTCCCGATCCTTCACACAAAACTTAAACATCAAAAGGATATCATATGATGATAGCTAGAATGGATTTAATAACAATGGTTTTGTTCACAGCACTTTGGATATATTTACATTTAGGATTATGATGAGAAAAATACTCGGGCCTCCGGGAACAGGGAAAACAACTAAATTATTAAAATATGTTAAAACATTTTTAAAACTAGGAACCCCTTTAGATAAAATAGGATACTTTGCTTTCACTAAAAAAGCCGCTAACGAGGCCAAGGGCAGAATGCTAAATGATTTTCCCACGCTAACAGACAAAAAATTAAAACGCTTTCAGACTCTCCACTCCCTAGCTTTTGAAAGACTTGGTATGAAAAAAAGCCAAGTAATGCAGGATGAACATTACGAAGATATTGGAAAACAATTAGGAATCGAAGTTACAATGTATAGTGATGGAGAGGAACACACAGGTTTTATAGACTCGGATAATGAATATTTTAATTTAATTAACATTGCCCGTATTAAAGAAGTAACAAGCCAGGAAGAATACGACACCGACATGTATTCATGGGCTGTTGATAAGAATGTAATTCCAATTCTAGAAGCTGAAATAAATAATTATAAAGAGGCCTATCATCTACTGGACTACACCGATATGATCGAGAAATTCATTGTGGCAGAAATGTGTCCAAAATTTGACGTCGTTTTTATCGACGAAGCCCAAGATTTATCGCCGATTCAGTGGAAAATGTTTGATGTTTTAAAGAAAAATTCTAAACATGTTATAATAGCTGGTGACGACGATCAAGCTATTTATGGATGGGCAGGAGCAGATGTTAAAAGATTTCAACGAGAACCAGCAAAAGAAATTGTTCTACCACAATCTTATAGAGTACCCCGGGCTATCCAACGTATTGCAGATAATATTTTAAATAGAATACCAGATGACCGAAGAATAAAAAAGAACTGGAACGCCCGCGACGAAGACGGAACTATTCATCAATCTATTTCCTCTATTGAAGATGTCCCTTTGCATGAAGGAAAATGGTTAGTGCTGGCTCGTTACAACGACAAACTCATAAGATTAAAACCTACTTTACGCGACATGGGAATTTATTTTGAATACAAGGGGCGTAAAAGCTATCGAGCAAGACTCTATAATGCTGTTCAAAACTTCACCCGATGGACTAATGGATCTCTTCTTTCTCTATCAGAGTGTACAGACTTATTTGAATATCTCGGTAAAAAATTCCCTCACAACGAGGAACGAATGTATGAATTAAAAGAACTTGGATACAGCCACACTCAAAGATGGTTTGATGTATTTGAAACAGAACCTGAAGACAGCCTCTATATTAGAAATATGTTGTCTCAAGGAGAAAAACTAGATGTCCCAGCACGAGTCGTACTATCTACGATTCATTCTGCAAAGGGTGGAGAAGCTGATAACATCATATTAATTTTAGATAATACTAAAAAAATTAGGGAAGCCATTGAAAGATCTCCCGATAAAGAAGATGAAGAAAATAGAATTTGGTATGTAGGAGTTACTCGAACAAAACAAAATCTATATATCATGACAGCAAAAAAGGAGGCAAATGGATACGACATCGAAAGTATACAATAAACAAATTGGAGGAGCCCACTATCGCAAAATGAAAATTCAACCCAGTGAATTTGTGCATGAAAATAAGTTACTATTTGCAGAAGGTAATATAATAAAGTATATATGTAGACATCCTTACAAAAATGGAAAACAAGATATTCTGAAAGCAATACACTACTGCGAAATGATTATTGAAAGAGATTACAAATGAGAATTCCAAAATTTGAAGCTCAAACTGAATGGGTTAAACCAACAGAGCTTCCAGACCTACGCCAAGTAGATGAGATTGCAATAGACTTAGAAACAAAAGATCCTGATCTTATTAAAAGAGGATCGGGTTCTATTATTGGAAATGGAGAAGTGATAGGTATCGCGGTCGCTACTTCGCACTATAAAGGATACTTTCCAATTGCCCATGAAGGCGGTGGCAACATGGATCGTAAACAAGTTTTAAGCTGGTTAAAAGATGTTCTTGAAGCTCCTTCCATAAAAATATTTCACAATGCTATTTACGACGTCTGTTGGCTAAAAGCCATGGGCTTTAAAATTAATGGTGACATTGTTTGTACGATGATCGCTGCAGCCATCACCAATGAAAACAGATTTCGATACGATCTTAATAGTTTGTCCTGGCATTATTTAGGCTACGGAAAAAATGAATCTGCTCTTGCAGAAGCTGCCTCTGAATGGGGAATCGATCCTAAAGCAGAAATGTATAAACTCCCGGCTATGCACGCAGGATCTTACGCAGAACGCGACGCAGAAATTACACTGGGCCTATGGCAAGAACTTAAAAAAGAAATACTTCATCAGGACCTAGAAGACATATTTGATTTAGAAACAGATTTATTTCCGTGCCTGGTCGAGATGAGATTCAAGGGAGTCCGAGTCGATGTAGAACGTGCACACATGATGAAAAAAACTTTAATTGCTGAAGAACAAGAACTTTTAAAAGCTATTGAAAAAGAAACCAATGTAAAACCACAGATATGGGCAGCCAGATCCGTAGCGAATGTTTTCGATATGTTAAAGATACCATACCCACGGACAGAAAAAACCGCAGCTCCTTCTTTCACTAAAAATTTTTTACAAGCACATAGTCATCCTGTTGTTAGACTCATTGCTAAAGCCAGAGAAATTAATAAAGCTCATACAACTTTTATAGATTCTATTCTACGTTATGAACACAAAGGAAGAATCCATGCAGAGATTAATCAGTTAAGGAATGCAGGAGGAGGAACTGTAACCGGACGATTTAGTTATCAGAATCCCAACCTCCAACAGATTCCAGCCAGAAACAAAGATCTAGGCCCAAAGATACGAAGTTTATTTATTCCTGAAGAAGGATGTAAGTGGGGATGCTTTGATTATTCACAGCAGGAACCAAGGCTCGTTGTACACTATGCATCTTTATATAAATTACCTTCGGTCTACGAAGTTGTTGATGCCTACAAGGCAGATTCTAATTCAGACTTTCACCAAACAGTAGCAGAGATGGCACAGATTCCTAGAATACAAGCCAAGACCATTAATCTAGGATTATTTTATGGAATGGGTAAAGCAAAACTCCAAGCAGAACTTGGAGTAACAAAAGAAAAATCTGCAGAATTATTTAATCAGTACCACGCCAAAGTTCCATTTGTTAAACAACTTATGGAAAAAGCATCTAACAGAGCACAGGAGAGAGGACAAATTAGAACTCTTCTGGGTCGGCTATGTCGGTTCCATTTATGGGAACCCAATAGTTTCGGGATGCATAAAGCATTACCACACGAAGAAGCGCTCAGAGAGCATGGACCAGGGATCAAAAGAGCATACACATATAAATCTTTAAATAAATTAATTCAGGGATCAGCTGCAGACATGACAAAAAAATCAATGCTAGATCTCTATAAAGAAGGCATTATTCCCCATATCCAAATACATGATGAGCTTGATTTATCACTTAAAGATGATAATGAAGCTAAAAAAATTATTGAGATTATGGAGAATGCTGTTACATTAGAGGTTCCCAATAAAGTCGACTATGAACAGGGTAAAAATTGGGGAGATATCTATGATAAATAGAGGAGGAAACATGGACAAGATAAAAGCACACGCAGTGAAACTGTGGTCTTTAGCACTAGCACATAAAAAAGTTAGCGCTGTGATCGTAGCTATCGTTGTTATATTAATCTTATTGAACTAGTATTATTTAAAGGTTGACTAGGTCCTTTCAAAAAGTATTATAAATTTTTAAATTTTTTGATAGGGGGGCCTGGTATGATCAGAAAATGGTTCAAAAAACTCTGGAAAAGGTATGTTGACTGGTTATTCAAAGATTTTTATAAGTAAATATGAGCGAAAAAATTTGTAAGAAGTGTGGACACTTGTGCCACTGCATCGAGGCCGATCATGAAGGCTGTAAGTGCGAGAAGTGCGACTGCCAAAAAGTAGAACTAGAGGGTGTAGTAGGAGACAGCACGCAAGACTGTGAATGGTGCCAATGAAAATTTCAGATAACACGGCAATTTCTATGCCGATGAGAAACCTTTTGGCCATCGTCGGGGCCGTTGCTATTGGCGTGTACGCTTTTTTTGGCGTCATTGAAAGATTAAACAAACTAGAAACTAGTGGAACCCTTTTAGAAAAAGATTTAGAGCAAGTAACTAAGACACTTAGTGGTGATATTGAAAAGAATAATGAATTTAGAATCAAGTGGCCTCGGGGAGAACTTGGAAGTTTGCCGGCTGATTCCGAACAATTTATGTTAATAGAACATATGGCTGGACAGATTGAGAAGATTCAAATAGCTATTGAAGAAGGCATGCACAATAAAGTTAATATTGAATTTTTACAAAACCAATTAGAAAAGCTACAAGAAACAGTTGAGAAGATTCAGGAAGAACATCGAAGATTTAAAGTAGAA